CTGTGTTAACAATTAGTGCTGGTCAAGGAACTGCCGCTGGTACAAAGACAACAGTTTAAAAAGTAAAATAGTTAGGAGATAAAACATGGCGTCAATTACAGAATTTAAAAATAGATTGACTGGTGGTGGTGTTCGTCCTAACCAGTTTAGAGTATTCTTGACATTTCCATTATGGATTGGTCCTGGTCTTCTAGCGGCAAGAGATGCACAATTTTTATGTAAGGGTGCAGCTCTTCCTGGTGGAACGATTGGTAACACACCAGTTCAATTTCGTGGGCGTCAAGTTAACTTGGCTGGCGAAAGAACATTTGCACCATGGACAACAACAATTCTAGCAGATTCTAATTTCAATATTAGAAACGCACTAGAGTTTTGGCAGAATGGTATCAATAGCACATCATCAAATCGTGGATTCATAAACCCATCATCATACATGGCTGACATTATTGTTCAGCAATTAGATAGAAATGATAGCGTTTTGAAAACATATTTGTTGCGTGATTCATACCCAACAAACTTGGGTGAAATGGCACTTGATTTCGGAACAAACGACCAAGTAGCAGAATTCACTTGCGAGTTTACATATCAATCATTCGAAGCAATTGGTGGTTTAGGTGGTATTACAACATTAGATATCGCTGGCCTAGCAACAGGCGGCGGATTAATCTAATCTGATTAATCTTTTTTTGGAATAGACTATGGCATTGAATTTATTTGGTTTTACCATTGGTAAAGAGAATAAGGCGCTAGGGCAATCAGTAGTATTGCCTACGCCTGATGATGGTGCGATTTTAGGTAATGCTTCAGGATTTTATGGAACATATCTTGGGTTCGACAACATTTATCGTAATGAATCTGACTTAATTAGAAAATATCGTGAAATTTCAATGTATCCCGAATGCGATAGCGCAGTTGAGGACATTGCAAATGAAACTATTGTATTTGATGAAGATAAAAAAGCAGTAGCGTTAAATTTAGATGAGTTAAAAGTATCAGACGCAATCAAGAAGAAAATTCATGCGGAGTTTGATACTCTTTATACTTTACTAAATTTTGACCAGAGAGGTTATGAACTTTTCCGCAGATGGTATATTGACGGAAGACTTTATCTTCATAAGGTAGTTAATAATGCTAGTTTAAAAGATGGCATTTTAGAATTGAGACTTATTGACCCTCGTAAGATTAAAAAAATTAAAGAAGTAGAAAAGAAGGTTGATAAAAACAATAATACTGTATATGAACAAGGTTCAGAGTATTATGTTTATAGTGAATCTCCACAAGGAGCACAAGCACAACAAACGCAACCAGGAATTAATGATATTAAATTGACAACGGATTCTGTATGTTTCGTGCCTAGTGGTTTACTAGACATGCAATCAAATCTAGTTCTTTCATATCTACATAAAGCGATTAAACCTGTCAATCAGTTATCATACATTGAAGATGCTCTGGTTATTTACAGAATTTCGAGAGCGCCAGAAAGAAGAATTTTCTATATCGATGTTGGTAATCTTCCGAAAACAAAAGCAGAACAATACTTAAAAGATGTTATGAATCGTTATCGTAGCAAATTAGTCTACGATGCAAATAGCGGTGAAGTGCGTGACGATAAGAAACATCAAGCAATGTTAGAAGACTTCTGGTTACCACGAAGAGAAGGTGGTAAAGGAACTGAAGTTACAACATTGCCAGGAGGACAGAATTTAGGTGAGATTGATGATATTGAATACTTTAGAAGAAAAGTATATCAAGCATTAAATGTTCCTTTGACAAGAATGAATCCTGAATCAGGATTTCAATTAGGCAGAGCAACAGAGATTAGTCGTGATGAAATTAAATTTACAAAGTTTATTACACGAATTAGAAAAAAATTCAATCATCTATTTAATGACCTTTTAAAGACGCAATTACTTCTTAAAAAAGTGATTACGGAAAAAGATTGGATTGAATTTGAAGACAAGATTAAATATTCATATGTTAAAGATAATCATTTTTCTGAATTAAAAGAAAATGAGATTTTAACAGCAAGATTAAATTTATTGGGCGACATGCAAAATTATGTCGGTCAATATTTTTCTAAAGAATATATAAAGCGCAATGTTTTGCGTTTGACTGATGCTGAAATTGACAACATGAATCAGGAAATTGAAAAAGAAAAAGATGACCCTGACATGCTTGCAAAGAATGGCGGTAATGAAGAGCAACAATCTGGTCAGCAACCTGCGGTGCCTGCAACACAAGCAACGACAGGAGAAACTGGACATATTGGTATTGATAACACAGGCATTGGTTCTGAAGAAGAATAAGGGGATAAACTATGAATGAAAAAATAAGAGATATGATTGATGCTATTGGATTGGATAAACCTGTCGAGGCAGAAGAGTTCTTTAAACAGGCAATTGCCGATAAAGTTTACAATTCAATTCAAGTAAAGAAACAAGAGATTGCACAAAGTTTATACAAAGAACCTACTGAGGGTTAATCTTGAAGTTTTCGGAGTTCAAACTTTCTTTAAAAGAAGCGAATGCTGAAGAGAAAGTTATTAGTGTTGAAAAGATTGGTAAAAAGAAAAATGTCGAAGCGAAGATTACCAAATTCGGAGATGTTTTTCGTGTTTACATTAATGGTGAACACATACCAGGAAGAGATTATTCAACATTAGAAAAAGCAAAACAGGACATTCGTGATTATGAAAAAATGATTGAATCTAATAATTCAGTCATTCAAAATTTGTTAAGTATCAATGAATTAAATGGAAGTATAGTCATTAATTTTGACAACAATAAAAAGATGGAGGTTGACCCATTGAGTGCGATGATTGTAAGTAAACTATATAAGGGGTTGAATGAACAGGCGCAAGAAAAAATTGAGAAGTTCATTCAGAAGTCTCCAGATAATTTTAATAAGATTTTAGTTTTTGCCACACAGAAAATAAAGGTATAGAAATGAAATTAATTTCAGAAGAAGCCTTAGAGGTTAAATTCCTTAAAGAGGAAAAATCTGCTGATAAAGGATATTGGATTGAAGGTATCTTTATGCAGACAGAAAAGAAAAACAAGAATGGCCGTCTTTATGAGAAGGAAATCGTTGAGCGTGAATTAAGTCGTTACAACGAAGAGTTCGTAAAGAAGAATCGTGCATTCGGAGAGTTAGGTCATCCAGATGGTCCTAACATTAACCTAGAGCGTGTATCACATATGATTAAAGATTTGCGTTTTGAAGGTAACGATGTTATCGGTAAAGCAAAAGTCATGGATACACCATACGGCAAAATCGTAAAAAATTTGATTGATGAAGGTGCCTGCTTGGCAGTTTCATCTAGAGGCATGGGCTCTCTAAGAGAGAAAAACGGTGTTCAACTCGTTCAAGATGATTTCTATCTTGCCACCGCCGCTGATATTGTTGCTGACCCAAGTGCGCCTGACGCATTTGTGAGAGGCATCATGGAAAATAAAGAATGGGTTTGGGACAACGGTATGATTAAAGAAGTGCATATCGAAGAATACAAGAAACAAATCCAAGGCGCAAAGCAAAGAGCATTAGAAGAAGCAAAACTAAATGCTTTTAGAGATTTCCTCTCAAAAATTTAATTTTATAAATATTTTAAAAATCGAAATTCAAAGGAGCTTAACATGTCCGTAGAAAAGAAAATTCGTGACATTCTTGAAGGTAAGAAAGAGGCTGAGAAATTGGCTGAATCTGCTATTGAGAATAAAAAAGACGAAACCATTTCTGAAGAACAAACTGAAGTTGTTGCTGAAGAAAAGAAAGAAGAAGTATCTTCTGATAGTCAGTTGGATGAAAAGAAACATTATAAAGAAGAAGATGAAATGCCAACACAACTAAAGAAGAAAGAAGATGAAGCTTCTGACGAAGAGGAATCTGAGGAAGAAGATGACGAAGAAAAGGCCAAGAAAGAAATGCCAATGAAAGAAGAAACATCTATTGATGTGTCTGCTGATGTTGAAGCATTGGTTTCAGGTCAAGACCTTTCTGAAGACTTCAAAGCAAAAGCAAAAGTAATTCTAGAAACAGCAGTCAAGGCAAAACTTGCTGAAGAAACTGCAAAACTAGATGAAGAATATAGCAACAAGTTAATTGAAGAAGTTCAAACAATCAAATCTGAATTGACAGAAAAAGTTGATTCATATTTAAACTATGTTGTTGAGCAATGGAACAAAGATAACCAATTGGCAATTGAGCGTGGTATTCGCACAGAATTGGCTGAAGAGTTTATCTCTGGTCTAAAAGGATTATTCCAAGAACATTACATTGAAGTCCCTGAAGACAAGTATGATGTTCTAGCAGACCAAGCAGACAAGATTACTGCATTGGAAAAGAAATTACAAGAACAAGTTGATGCTAATGTGTCACTAAACCAGCAAGTCGGTTCACTCAAGCGTGAAGACTTAATCAAACAAGTTGGTTCAGGTCTAGCAGATACAGACTTCGAAAAATTAAAAGGTTTAGCAGAGCATGTAGATTTTACAGATGAGCAATCATTTGTTAAGCAAATCGAAACTCTTAAAGAATCATATTTTACAAAACAAGCTGCAAAATCTTCTGTAGTGGAAGAAAATCATGGACAAAGTGCAATTGAAGAATCAAATTCTGTTATTTCAGCGTATGCAGCTGCGATTACTCGCAAAAAGTCCTATTAATAACCACAAAGGAGAAACAGATGTTTTTATCTGAACAACTACAAAAGAAGTGGGCGCCAGTCATTGAGCATGGCGAACTACCTCCAATTAAAGACTCTTATCGCAAAGCAGTTACAGCAGTTCTATTAGAGAACCAAGAAAAAGCATTGCGTGAAGAGCGTGAGTATCTTACAGAAGCCGCTCCAGCAAACGCCGCAGGTGCTATGCCTGATTCAGGTGGTGTTGCTAAGTTCGACCCTGTGTTAATCGGCTTAGTTCGCCGTTCAGCACCTCAGTTGATTGCT